AACCAACTACAAACAAAGGAATAACAATGAAAATAATAAAGAATTGGATAAAAGATGAAAAAGAGTTTTTCTTTCACTTAGGTTATCAAAATGATACACCAGAAGAGTTAGCTGGTGGTTCTAAATTACCTAGCAAAGAATACATTATATGTTGTGATGATGACAATCTAGCATATTTCATGGTCTCAATAAATGAAAATGAAGAAGAAGAGCTAATAGATTATATGAGCAGAGCTTATGGCTGTACTATATTCTATTATTGGCAAGAAAATAAATGGGAGCTAATATGAAAAGATTATTTGAAGAAAAAACTACATTAAAATATAACATTGATTTTAATGATTTTCAAGAAGAATATGGAGATATGTTTTTTTAGTTATATATATGAACAACTATTTATAAAAGAATTAGAAAATATAAAATATTTTTATAGCTTTTTAGAAGCAACTTACGATATATACAAAGGAAAATAAATGAAACTAGAATGGATTGAAATAGAATATTCTTGGGAAAATAAAAAACTTCCAAAAAGATATAACATTAAACATAGAGAAATAATTTCAAAAAAATTAAATAAACTTAATAAGGAGGTATTTAAATGGAGATTTAATAAAAATCAATATCACTCAATAGTAGTAAGAATAAAAGACCATAAAAGAGCAAAAATAAACGCAGTGAATAGAATAATGAATGAAATTGAAAAGGAACTATCATGCTAGAGGAAAGTAAAAAAATAGTAAGAACAGGTTTTAGAACTATTAATGTAGGGTTAAATACAATCAACATAGGGTTAGATGCTTTAAATGAAGGAGTGTTAGAACCTTTAGATAGAGAAGTAAAAGAGTTTGCAGAAGAGAATAAGCAAAAACATAAAGCAAACATGACTTATTTAAAATCTGATGAATTTAAAAAAGCAGTAAATAATGAAGTAATGATGAATCATATTATTAAGCAATCTGAAGAGCTTGAAGAGCTAGAGCAGAGACTAGATGGAGAAACAAGAGATTATATGGTTAAATCCATAAATGCTCTAATAGATGCAAAAAAGAAAATGATAGATTTCATATTCAAAGAGCTAAAATAAGAGCTTTAAAGCTTCACGAGACCTATTGTATAGGTTAAGTGGAGTTTTGCTCTTAAAACAAATTCTAGGAGGTTTTGTAGATGGATAACAAATTATTAGAAGCTAAAGCAAAGTTTTGTCCTTTTAAAGAATTGGATTTTAAACATGTTTTAACAGTTTTAAAAGAGATAAATAAAGATGTAGATTGGTTAGTTACTAAAATATATAATCATTTACATGATACATGTTTTCATATAGACAGCATAGATATAGTGCTATTTATTTATATTCATATTTTTGATACAGCAGCAGAAGAGCTAGAAAAACATGGTATAAATATCATAGATATGAATTTTAATATCTATGGAAATTATTTAGATACACAATTTGATTTTTTTAGCGATAGTGTAGAAGAGTTAAACGATGAGATAAGATACAGTGCTTTAAGCTATAAAGATTTAGAACCAGAAACAGTATTCTTCTTAGAAGCTGTTGGAATAAATTTTGAGGAGGATTAAATGTCAACTTGGAATACCCCATCTGAAGGGCATTATTTCATTGAAGATGGTGCATGGTTAGATAGAGATGAGATAGAAGAAGAGTTACAAAAGATAAAAACTCAAATAAGTAGTGTAAAACATGGTTTAACTATATCTCTTGAAGTAAAAGATATAGAACTTGTTGGAGGATACTACAATGGAACTTATCTAACCAGAGAAGTATCTTTATATATAGATTTTAGTGATGATAATTATCAACATATTATCGACTATTGGGAAAAAGAAAAAGAAAAAGATATATTAGGTGACTTATTCAATAATGAAGAAATATACGAAGATTATCTAAAGGATAATTGTTCTACAGTACAACAAGTAATAGACAAAACAGAGTGGTTAGAAGACAATCTTCCAAAACTCTATGAACAATTTGAAGAGGACTGTTTTGTGGTTCTCAAAGATTGGTTTATAGAGATTACATTTGGTGGTTGGTGTGCAGGACACTATCCACTTAAAAATAGCTATAAGGAGACCTTAGAACTAAATGAGTGATTTAATAGATGGATTAGAAAAAGCAGAAGATAAGAGAAATTGACTCTTATCTATGCTCGATATTGCAAAAAATATATTATTTAGAAGCAAGAATATTGATAACCCTACAATAGATGATTTAAAAGATTTATCTAAAGAGGATTTAGACAATTTATCTGAACAAGATTTAAATTTTCTAAATGAAAAATATAGTAAATTAAAGGAAGGTAAATGTTAAATTATAATGAATATGATTTTTGTCCGTATTTAGACAAAATAGAAGCTGTAGCAAAAGCAGTTGAAATAGAACCACCTACAGAAGATGATGTATGGACAGATGCAAGAAGATTCTCTAATGTTCCGATATTAGAGAATGTATATCAAAGAATATTATTTTCAAATCTAAAGGCTAGATTAGAATCTGCAGGTTTCAAATGTGATTATGAAGTAAATTGTAGAGATAGTTGGTTCACATTAAACAATGAAGAACTCAATAGAGTAAAAGTGTTTAAGAAAGCAATTGTAGAGCTTTTAAAGCCATTGAAACATATAAGATAATCAATTATATAGGTAAAGGTAAGTTCTTTGAAATTTACCCCCCTTTTGTAAAAAATAGGAGTATAAAATGGAAATAGTAAAAAAAGAAGTATATTTATTTTTAATTGAAACAGGTGAAAACAGATTTATTATAAAATTATTTAAACATAATGATATTGAAGCTGTAAAAAGATATAAAGAAAAAATTAAAAAAAAAATATAAAATATTAGAAGAAGTAAAAATAGTAGATGATGCTTTTTATCGTATAATTAAATATATTTTCAAAAAATTCAAAAATAAAAAGAAAAATAATATTATAGATGATACAGAAGATAAAATAATCTGGAACTTTTTAACTAAAGTAGAGTTGCCAAGTAAAAACTCTCCCCTCATTTAATCGTGTGGGGCAAAATTACTGTAAAAAGTTAAAAGATGAACTTTTTTTTACATCTGGGGGGTGGATATATCGCAGCCGACTTGTCGGCTGTGATAGAGCCTAATTCAGTACTCCCTCAGATGGGAAAAAAAGTCAGAGCTTTTAACTTTTTATAGGGATTTTTCCCCACACACCTACTGTGTAATAAATCCCTGCTGGATATAGGCAATCTAAAAAAAAAGGAGGTAACTATATAATAGTCATTTTTTTAAAAACACTTACAAATAACTATTTTTAGGACTTAAACTTAAATTAATATGTAACCTGTTATAGTTTCAATGAGAACTGATAGTTCTCACATTTTATTTATTAAAAGAGGTAAAATGAAAGAAGTTAATACTACAACTTCAATCAATTTAGAAGGGTATAACCCTATTACAGGTGAAGTATTTGAATTTGAAGCAATATCAAATACTAAAGAAAAGTATTATAGCATAAGCAATATTACTACAAGGATAAACAATATGGACTTTTTGAGTAAAATGGAAAAAATATGCAAATCATCTAAGGATATAACTATTGTTAAATATCTGCTAGAATTACATGGAAATGATAACTATATCAGAATTTCTAATATAAGTAATTTAGCAAAGCAATTAAAAGTATCAAGAAGAAAACTTACTGATATTCTAAAAAGAATGGAAACTTCTGATTTGGTTCTAAAAACTGATAGAGGTATCTATATGATAAATCCATTTATTTGGATTGGTAAAAGAGTAAGAACTAATCTCTTAAGAGAACAAGCACAAAATATTTGGGAACAACACCACATAAAAAAGGAATATAAAAATGGAAAAGACTAAAGAGTATTTTGAGTTTAAACAATATTTGTTAAAAAGAGCTGGTGTTAAAACTATTTTAGTACCAGATGACCAAATAGAACCAATACCAGATGAGATATGGAAAAATATGAGAGAAATATTAGAAAGAAATAGTAATTCTCTCATTGGAGATGCAGAATTATGCCCTTATTGCATAATGCACAACTATGGAATAGATAATAACTGTAAAAATTGTATTATGAGTAAAAAAGGAAACCGTTGTAATAATGATAATAGTACTTATAAAAAAGTGTTAAAAGAGTTATGTGGCAAATCTATAAGTAGTATCAATAATATTGAAAAAGAATTATTATACTTTTTAAGGAGAGAAAAATATGGAGAATTATAAAGTAATAAAAAAAGAGTTTCAAGAATTTGATAAGTTAATCTTTGCTGGTTCTAAAGAAGATTGTAAATTTATTTATAATTTTTTAAAAGAATATCATAAATATGATATGGGTATAGATGTCTCTATAACAGAGTCAGACCCAGAATATGAAACGCTAGATGATTTCAAAAGAGATTTTAAATATGAGTTGGAGATTTATGAAGATGAGTTACGAAATAAAAAATAGAAGAGAAGTAATAAAAGAGTTAGATGATTACAAAAAAGAGTGTGATTGTGATTGGGTTAACGAAGATATTAAAATTTTATCTGGAATACCAGATGAAAATATTTTAGTTAATACTATTGATAACTCTTTTATATTGGAATATTATGAACCAGCTGAATATGAGAGAATAGCTAGTGAAATAGCTTTAAAACAAAATAGGATAGAAAAATGAAAACATTGTTTAGTTATAAATTAGAAGATTTTAAGAAGATAGATATAATCTGTAATGATTGTAAAAATTTTTTAGAAGGTGATGATTGGACATTAGATATAGAGATGCTTGATGGTGGTTCAGTTATTATTGATATTCAATTTAGCTACTCAGGAGAAAAAGTTGATATAGATGAAAATTTTGAGAAACAATCAAAACAATTAAATGATTTCTTAAATGCTTTACACTCTGGTTGTGGATTGGTAGATTGGTTTAAATATATTATCCAATCTAAGATAGCTAGAAGCAAAAATTAGAGCTTATCTCTATTTACCTAAGCATTTGTATAGATGAGCTATAAAAGCTCTTATTTTTGAGAGCAAAGCTCTGTTTGAACCACCCATAAGCATAGGTAGGGAGTAGTTAGTATTATTAAAAAAGGAAAGATATGAAAAAAGAGGTAATACAAAATTATGATATAGAAGATTTTAAAGATATATTAATAGTAATTCATAGTTCAAATTCTTTTACTATATCATGTACAATAAAAGATGAAGGACATGGATTAATAGATATTGATTTCTATAATGATGGAAATAGTATGGAAGTATCAGATGAAATATATTTTGAATCTGAACAATTAAATGAATTTATAGATGCAATTCGTGAGTCTATAGGTATAGGAGATTGGTGTGAAAAAATATATAAGAAGATTATGTGTGGTTCAAAGAAAGCGTAAGCTTTCGTAAAAGGCTCATACTCAAAGAATAAGAGCGAAACTAAGCTTACCCTATATGATTGTATAGGTTAATGGTTAAAAGCTCTTATTTTTGTTTTTTTTGAATTGCTTAAAGTCAGCAGGACTATTACATGATAACAGGAAATCCTGCGTGTTCATGAACAGACCACTATTCCCTAATTTTACTTTTCCACTAGACCAAGCCCTCGAACAAGTTCGAGGATTCGAGCTAAAGCTCGAAGTCTAGTGTAAAAGTAAAATTCAAAACCTTTTCTATTCATTCACACTTGAATTTCCTGTTATGGGATAGTATGTGGTTGAGAAGGGATATGTTAAAAATTTGGGGTATCTTACATACCCCAAAAATTGAGGTGTCAAAAATTGACCCATCTACATGGGTTAAAAATTGACCCATGAACTTATTTAAGAAAAAATTAAAGAACCACTACATTGTTCCAGAAATTTTGCTGGTACACTATATATAATAAGTAGAAGAAAAAAAATACCAAAACAGTGTAAAAAGTGTTTCCACAGAAACAAAAAAAGTGGTTCTGTAGAACCAAAAGTTTGTTTCCACAGAAACAAAAAAGTTTGTTTCCACAGAAACAAGTACTATTTTAATAAAAAATACACTTTCTGCTTGACTTTGTTTTTAAAAAAGTGTATAATTGTGTATAAGATTATAAACAAAAGGCATTACAAAATGAAAAGTAAAAAGATAGAAATTTTCAGTATTAGCTTAAATGAAATTGAAATTCATATATTAGCTGATATGAATCCAATGCAGTCAGAGGAAGATTTTTTAGCATTAAAATATAGTATAGAGCAAATAGGACAATTAGAACCTGTTTTAATGTTTAAAGGAAAACTTGTTGATGGTAGGAATAGATTAAAGGCATTAAAAGAATTATATGCTGAAACTCAAAATGAGAAATTTAAATATATTAAATACAAAAAATTACCAACTACATTATCAAAGGAGGAATTAGAGGAAATAATAATTGCAAAAGAAACAAGAAGACATAAAACACCTGTTCAAAAAGCTATCCAAGCATTAAATTATTATGATGCAAAAGAAAAAATGAATGAAAATATTAATATGAGAAAAGTTGGTAAAATTTTTGGTGTATCAGCAAGTCAAATATCAAAAGTGTTATCTTTAAGAAAAGTAGCAGGAGAGGCAGTATTGCAAAAGCTTTTTAATGGTGGCTCTATTCCTATTAAAAAAACTAAAAAAGATGGAACTATATATACTGTTAATTCTACAAGTCCTGATGCTATAAGAAAATACTATCAAGGATTAATAAATGTTGTAAATGATATTGAAACAATAGATGCACTTGAACTTGCTTATATTCAATTAAAAGCAACAGAAATACTTGATATATTGAGTTTTGATGGAATATCTCATTATATTTCAATTATTGAACAAAATAGAGATAGATTTAAAACTTCTTATGATGAAGAAAAAATAAAACAATATTTAAACAAGTAAAAGAACTAAACAATAAACTTTAAAAAGGAGTAAAACAAAATGGATAAATATAATAAAGATATTGCATAAATAGCCATATTTAAAAGAAAATAGTTATTAGGTGTAATTGTATAGGTAAGTTTATTTTCGCTTAAATATAAGCGATTATGAGCTTTTTAGAAATATATAAAAGGAATAAGAAATGATATATGGTAATATAAGTAGAGAATTATTGTTAATGACAGATGAGTTAGAGCCAGAATCGTTAAAAATGATTAAAGAACATTTTAAAATAGATGATGATTGTTCTGAATATGAACTTTTATCATATGAAATTGAATGGCTTATACACAAAAAGCTATTAAATAAAGAGCTACTAGATATGCTAAGAAAAGAAGATGTTAATAAAATGACATTACTATTTTAAAGAAAAAAGGAGTAGAAAATGAAATTTGATATAAAAAAGGTATTCCATGAATATGGAGATATGTGGAAAGAGTTTAAGTTTGAAGTGATATACAATAATCAAGGAAATTGTAGAATACATATTGAAGGTAGAAGAACCACTAAGTACTATGCAGGTGGTTCAGGTTATGATAAAGAAGTAACTGTAATAACTGAAATGATTAACGACTTGATGGGAAAAGAGGTTATTCAAGAGAGTTCTTTATCTAGTATTATTAAACAATTCAATGCTATTGATGATTGTCATCTTGAAAAGATTTTTAATGGTAAATATAGCAATGTATTTAGTATAAAATTTCCAAAAAAAATAAAAGATGAAGAAAAAAGTTATAAAGAGATGCTTGATGTTTTTTTATGGATTAAAAGTAATATGACTTATGAACTGTATTTAAAAATTATGAATTTTTATGATGGAGAATATTCTAAAGATAGATATAGAGAACTTATTTCTAGTCCATTAGATTATATAGCTTATCATAGAACTGAAAATCTATATAATGCAGTACTTGGTTTTATAGGTGGCTCTAATGGATAGTATAGATTTAGTATTAAAAACCAAAATAGAACCAAGTACAAGTTGTAGTAAATGCAATAAAGCTTGGTGTTGTAAATGGAGTGAGGATTATGCTTTAGGTAATAATGAATGGGAAAAACTTATACCATACATAAATGATGAGGTTAAAGCAAGAATGAAACAAGCTATTGCAGATAAAGAGAAGTACAATTTTTATAATTGTGCTTTTCTTGATAAAAATAATAAGTGTATAGCTTATAAAGATAGACCTCTTATTTGTAGATTACATTATTCTGTTTCTCCAACAAAGTACTGTAATACAAAAAAGTATCCAAATAAAGAGATAGAAATGCTAGATAAAATACAACTTTTTTTAATGGTTGGTTCTGTAGATATACTTAAATCAATTTCAACAATGTATAAAAAATACAAGGATTTTCTTGCTTTATAGTATTCTTGTTTTTCTACTCATATTACTATTCTTATTAGAATTTATGTTATAGAATGTTAATATTCGTTTTTTTAAAAAAAAGGAATATAATATGAGTAAAATACTTACTAAAAAGGGAAAAATAATAGTTACAAACTATGCAATTTTCTTTGTAACAGCAGTAGTAACATCTATAGTTACTACTTATTTTAATAAAATGGTAATTTTAGAAAAAAAAGATACCGTAGGAAAAGCATTAGATATACAAACTCCACATAAAAAGAAAATAATTGAAAGTGTAGATGATAAAGATATTTATACTTCCCTATCATCTATTAATGATAATCTTAAAAAAGCTATATATAGATTTGAAAGCAATAATGACTCTAAAGCTGTAAGTCCATCTGGCAATTATGTAGGTTTATGTCAAATGGGAAATGATGCACTAATAGATGTGAACTATACTAAAGGTATTGAAGCCTTTAAGAAAGAACCTATGGAGGTTCAAGATAAATACTGTACTGATAGATTTACACATCTTTTTGATGTGTTAAAAAAAGAGAAACTACCTACAAGTATTTTTAATATATATATACTACATCAACAAGGAGAGTTAACAGGGTTAAAAATATTAAAAGATAAGAAAATGAATAGATACGAATTATATAGAGTTGCTAATAATATCTCTCAAAAAGAGTTATTAAGAGCCTACAAAGAATATACATACAAACAATTAGAAAAAGGACTATGAGATGGATTTAAAAGCAATATTTACGCATGCAAATTTAAACCAAATGAAAAAATGGGAGAACAGATTAGAAAAATGGGAAAATAATATAGGTGAAACTGAGTTGAGAGTAGTTTTATCTGATTTATCTAAAGAAGATAAAAATGAATTTATTAAAGATTTTAATATCACTCCTGATATTGAAAAGAATTATGATTATATTATTTTATGGAGATAGGTATGAGAGATTATAAAATACTTGAAAAGAAAATGACTATAGATGAAGTCTATAATTATCTTAAAAAGAATCCACAATGGAGACTTCCAAGGGGTTTTGTATTTCAAGATAGGTTAGATGTGCATTTTATAGAACAACCAGATATATTAGAACAAAAAACTACTAGAGTCTATATTGTTGATTATAGAAATAAACAATCAACTGTAAATAGACTCAATAAAATGAAGATATTGTTAGTTAGAAATGAAGATTATGAGGAGATAATAGTTAAAAAAGATACTTGGTTTAATAGATTTATTGCTTGTTGGTTCAAAAGAGATGATAATTTCGAACCAAAGACATATATAACACCAGAAATTACATCTTTTGATATAAAAAAAATGCAGGAAGCTATAATGAATTATGAAACAGTATATGATAAATGGATATGTAAATCTATTACAGGAGATAAAGAGATTGAATTAGTTATTAGATTAGAAGGAGAAAAAGATGAATAATGATAATGTGAACCACCCTAAACACTATAAAATAGGTAGATTTGAAGCTAAGGATATAATATCAGTAGTATTATGGAATATAGATATGAACCCAGAAGAAGCATACTATCTAGGTTGCATCTTAAAATATAGACTTAGAGCTGGTAAAAAAAATGATGCCTTAGAAGATATAGAGAAAGCTAATAAATATGAGGAGTTTTTAAATGAAGATGATAGATAATAAAGAATATCTTTTTAACTTTATGAAAATGAATAAAGAGGATAAAAGCAATATAGACATATCTAAGACATTTAATTATTGCTATTCTAATGATGCAGAAAATGCGTTTTTAAGGGTCGAAAACTTTAAAGGCAACATAGACTATATCAAAGGTCTTTTTACGCTTAAAAAGGGGCAAAGAAATGCAATAAAGCTACTAAATGAATTTCAAGAAGAGAATAAAGTAGATATTGTTTTACATTGTAATAACAGGCTACGAAAATATTATCTTCAAAATGGATTTGAAGAAGTAGTATCTTGTAAAGATTTGAATATTATGTGGAGACCCTATGTCTGCACCAAGTAAAAACACTAACAAACTTTTCACTATATCTACTTTAATTTATAGTGAAATATCAGATATTCCAGAAAAAGAACTAAATGTGTTTTTTAGTTCTATAAAGGGTAGATGCAAGAAATTAAATGTCATATACATCCATAAGGCTGGAATAGAGCAATATAGTAAAATTATAAAAAAAATGCAAACTGTACTAAATGATAATAGCTATACATTAAATATAACTGTGGGAGAACTTATAATTGGATTATTGTCGTGTGTTCCACCAAATCAATTAGATAGCTATTTTAACATTAAAAAAGATATATTAGAAAGATACAAAAAATCTTTCAATATGAAGATTGATTATAGCGATATTGATAAATTTATGAATTATATAGATATATTATATGGTATTAAATATAAAGATAGTTATCCTGTCTGGTTCAAAAAAGTAAAAACTAAGAAGACTAAAAAATCTAAGAAAAAAAAGGAGGTAAAAACAAAAAAAGTCAAATCAAGCAAATTAAAATATGCAAAAAGAAAAAATAATATATCAAGCTTTTTAGAAAAAGTTAGAAAAATGAGAGAGGAAAAAGAAAATGAAAACAATAGACAAGATTAGACAATTTTACGAGAATATAATAGTAGATAATACAACATATTCAGGAAATAAAAAAGCTAAGAGAAAAATATTATCTGGCTCTATGCTAAAAATAGACCCTATTAGATTTAAATTACAATATGAATATGGATATATAGGGCAACATGAAATAGGACAAAATACAATAGGTTCTATACTTCAAATAGGTATAGATAAGCTTGTTAAAGAAGAATCAAAAATAGAATCTACTGTAAGAATAACAAAACAGTTTGGAGATTGGACTTTATCAGGTGAAATAGACCAACTCATTACATTTGATAATAAACTCATTATTATTGATAATAAGCTTATTAAAAAAGCTACTTATGGCAAGTTATTAAAGGAAGATTGGAGTCATGAATATGCACTTCAAGTTAGATTTTATAAATATCTCTTAGCAGAAGAAACAGATATGCCTATTGAGATGTACATTAGTCTCTGGTTTAAAGATGGTACTGTTTTTGGTAAAGAGATAATTCCAAATTGGGAACTCTTTAAAATCGAAGATAATTGGGTCTCAGATGAAGAATTTGAAGAGAAAATTATAGAACCAAAGATTAGAGAGCTAGAAGAGGCTATAGTTACTCCAATAAATGATTTACCACAATGCAATAATTTATTGTGGAATAATAGAAGAGGGAAATCAAGACCAGAAAAGTGTATATCTTTTTGTGAATACAATAATAAATGTCCCCACTATAACAAATATGTAAAAGGTAGTGGATACAAGGCAATTAATGAGCTATTGAAAAACTTGTAAGGAGCAGAAAATGAAAACTATAGAAGAACTAATTAAAGTTAAAAGAACTAAAATAGGTGATGAAGAAGTTAATAGTGTAGATATGAGAGATATTTACAACTATTTAGAAATTAAGAAAGATTATACAAGCTGGTGTAAAGCTCAAATTAAAAGAGCTATGCTTGAAGAAGACTTTGACTATATAAAGCTCACCCAAAAAGGTGAGAAGTCAAAAACAGGTCAAATTCAGTCTATTTATGTTTGCACTATAGATGCTGCAAAACATATAGCTATGATGTCTCAAACAGAAAAAGGAAAGAAAGTTCGTAAATATTTTATCAATATAGAAAAGATTGCTAAAAATACTCTTGGAATAGAAAAAATAAAAAAAGAGATAGCTTTATTAGAGGCAGAAGAAGAGCTTAAAAGACAAGACATTATTTCTAAGAAAGTTGATTTAGCTAAAAAATTACAAAATATGGGAGCTAATTTTGACCCTATAGCATTAGCTAATGGCGAATTTAAGCGTATTCTGCCACAAGATGTAGGTGAAGCTTTAAGTGAAACAATAACAGAGATTAGAAGAGATGTTAGAGCTTATTCTGCAACATATCTTTTAAATAAATTTGATATAAAAGTAAAAACTCCAGAGTGGAATGATTATCTTATAGAAATAGGACTTATGGAAACCTATAATTATAAAGGCAAAACAATGAAAAAGTTTGTAAAAATAAGTAATTGGTATGGTTATAATAAATTTGCTTCAAGTGTAAAAGAAAAACCTTATCAAGTAGTCTATTATGAAGATAAGTTTCTTGATTTGGTTCAGATGCTTAGAAATGATGGATATATAGATTAAAAGGAATAAGTTATGAATATGAAAACAGACAAAAAAGGAGTAGAAAAAAATGAGAAATAGTTATGGAATAACAAAAGCAACAGAAGTAATGACAAAATCAGATGCTATAGCAATTAGACAAATAAATGGAGAACCTGTAATGTCAACATTGAGAATAGCAGAAGTAACAGGTAAAAATCACAGAGATATATTAAAAACTTGTAGAAATGCTTTTGAAGAACTTGGAATAGAGGAGAGCAAATTTTCGCTCCTCTATAATTCTGATAATAATCAAAAAGTTAAACACTATTTATTACCTGAAAGAGAATTTAATATAATCATTAGTGGTTACTCTATTAAATATAGAGCAAAACTTATTGATGAACTTATAGAATATAGAAAAGAATTAAAACACAAAGACCCATTACAAATAGCTAGAGAAACAGTAATTATGTTAGATAGAGAAATTGAAGCTCAAAAAGAGGAAAATAGACTAATGGACAAACTTATAAATTCAGTCCTTAATAATGAAAAATTAATTACTTTTGAGCATACAACAAAATTACTTTATGACAGATATGGTATTCAAGTTGGAAGAAATGGACTTATGAAAGCATGTAGAGATGTTGGTTTACTTATGGAGAACAATAGACCTTATCAAAGATATGCTAATTGGTTCAAAGTAGTCAAAAAAAGTACAACGAATAATCAAGTATATGATGTTACATTGGTGTATGAAGATAAAGTTAAACTTATTTATAAACATATTGCAAAGGAGCTACAGCTATGAATGTTAAAAAAGATAAAAATGGAAATATTATCAAAAATAAACATGGATTACCAATTTTGAAAGAAGAGTTTGATAAAGAAGAATTGACATTTATCTATAACTATAGAACCAAACCTCTTAGCTGGTATCAAATTAAAAAAGTTATCAATTATGTAGAAAAGAGATATAAAGCCGTTAGATATACAGTCGAACCAGATAATACAAATCCTAATAAGCAATATCTTCTTTTTAAGAAATTACCTGTATTTCTAAGTAATATAAATGATAAGAAATGGCTATAGAACTATATGATTATCAAAAAGAAGCTCTATTCATATTAGAAGCAGAAGTTGTATTTGGTGATAATAGAATAATAGCAGAGCTTTGTACAGGTTCTGGTAAGACTCTAACATTTGCCTCATTTGCAATAGACCATGCTAAAAAAGCAAACATGAAGACTGTTATAGCTATTCAGTTTTCAGACTTAATTGACCAATGGATAAAAGCATTTAAAATGCTTGATTGGGATAATTATGGAGTTATTAAAGCTGGATATGAGGAGAAAATAAATTATGATGCTCCAATTCAACTTATTATGGAACAAACATTTGATGCTAGAATAGAGAGTTTTGACCATCTTAAATGCGATTTTCTTCTTCTTGAAGAAGCTCATAACAGAATAAAAGGTGAAAGAATAAGAAGAATAATCAATACTTTACAACCAAATACAATTATAGGTTTTACAGGTACACCTTATAATAGTAAAGGCTGTAGATTTAAAGATTATGAAACTGTTAGAATAATTAAATCTAGTAGGTTACTTCAAAAAGGAAAACTCACTCCAATTAAACATTTACAAGCAAATATTGGGTTAGAAACTTCTTTGTCCAATGTTGAGTCTTCTAGTGATGATTATTCTATGGAGAGTTTATCCAGTATATATGATACTATTGCATATAATCAAGCTATAGTTGATGGATATGAGCTATACAAAAAACAATATAACCCAAACCCTAAGTCAATATGGTTTTGTACAACTACGGCTCATTGTGAACATCTTGCAGAGATGTTTCAACAAAGAGGGCATAATATTATAGCATATACATCTAAAACAAAAAATGCTACTGAGATAGTTGAAGCATTTAGAACAAATACTCATGTAGCTGTTAATCCTGCTCTGTTTGGTGGTTCTAAAAAGTTGAAACCAATAGAAGGACTTGTATCTGTTGCTAAGATAGCTATTGGATTTGATGTTCCAGATGTTGACACTGCTTCTTTTTGTTTGACCACTAAAATTAGAAGTAAGTACGTACAAGGTGGTTCGAGATGCAATAGACTATCATGTAATAAAGATGTAGCTTATATATTAGATTTCGGACAAAATATAGTCAATCATGGAGAAATCTATGAAGATTATGAACCACCAGAAGAGGAGGATTTAAAAGAGTATAAAGAGCAATTTAAAATGAAAAATATAGAGCTTATTAAAGATGGAGAATTGTTTGAGATTTCAAGGGCTAAACTTGTAGCAAAAATAGAAGAGATTAAGAACAATAAAACTCCACTATCTCAAATGAGTGTGGAAGAAATAGCTCAAAAATTCAAAGTTGAAGAAGAACCATTTGATGTGCTACTTATTACTATGGCTCTTTTAAATAAGTTATATGCAAATGATACAGGCTCTTATACCTATATGAAATATAATAGAAACACAGGGAAAGAAGAGCCAAAGCTAGTAAAGAACTTCTATTCTATAAATACTGCTAATTGGATATATGAAGATTGGTTGAAATTATTTGAAGATTTTAAAGAAGATAAACTTAGAGTTGAAAGTTGGAAAAAAGCATTTAAAACTTTTTGCAAAACTATTGTTAATAAAAGACAAAACATATATTCTCTTAAATTTAAACCTAATTGGCTTAGAGAAGAAAAAATGTCTTCAGAATCAATACCATTTTAGGAATAATAATGAAAATAGATGAAATAATAAAAGAGATAATCAAAACAGGTAAAAGAAAGAATGACCCATTAATAATAAAATCTATATTACTTTATTATGGAGCAATACTTTTAAATAGATATTCAATAAAAAAAGAGATAGATACTTTACCTAATAGAATCAACTATCTTACTCTTATATTTGCAAATAGTGGTTCTGGAAAATCTTATTTAATAAACCAAATAGAAAGTCTTTGTGGATTAGAAAACTATGCAGAACAGAGAATAAATGTATATCTCTATTTATGTTCTTTATTGGAAGAAGAGCCAGATAAAGAAATACTAAAGTTTCTACAAGGCAACTCTTATTCATTAGGGATTAAAGGTACTAAAGAGGGATTATTCAAATACTGTAAAGCTTACAGTGCTTCTCAGTTTGGTTCTATTAATATCCAAACTGATGAAGTTGGAGATTCTATAATTACTTCTAAGGAATTATTTGAGTATATCAAACAGATGTATGATGGTAAGTTGCAAAAAAAGATAATACAAGGCGATAAAGACTCTGAGCCTGAAGATGATATATATAATATTATAGTTAATTTTCTTGGTATGGGGTCTAAAGATGCTTTAAATAGGAAAACAGCAGAACAACTTAAAATGCTTATTAAATCAGGTATTTATAGAAGAGCTATTTGTATAGATAGTTCTCTTGAGATTGAAAAGAAACCTATAGAAAAAATTGATAGAGATAAGATAATAGAATGGTTTAATTATCTTAATAATAAATGGAAAGAGATTTTAGCTAAAAAGATTAGTAACTATGGAGCTGTTGGTTCTATGGATACTATTATGCTAATAACGGATAAAGCTTATAAGCAAATAGACATTATAGATGATGAACTTATTAAAATTGCCAAACAAGATAGATTAAATGAGTTTAAGCAATTTGATACAGGTTCACTCGATGTTATAGTAAATATAGCTTATATAATAGCATTTTTAGAAGATAAAAATGAAGTTGATGATTATTGTATAGGTGAAGCTTATAGCTTCTTTAGAACCACAAGAGATACTGTTATTGAGACATTCCAAGAAGCTAAGTCTCATAAAGAGATATACAGAATATTAAATTTAAAAGGAGGTTTAACTCATAGTGAAATAATGGATATAAGTAAAAGCAATGTTATTCCTAATGGTAAAAAATTATGGAATGATACTATATCTTTAGTTGAAGAACTTTGTTATAGAGAAAACAGAGTTTTAAAACAAAATAAAGGTAAGGTTGTTAGATATTTTATAGAAGAACTACCTATAACAAATCTTAGAAAACTTATATTTGGGTTTTCTGCAGATAATAATGGGGCTAAAACTATAGCTTATAAATCTGTAGAGTTAGATTGGAAAGATATTGAAAAGTTAGTAAAAAGTGAAAAGGTTGAAAGCTTTACTACATCTTGGTTTGAGCCAAGCAAACAAACTTCTCCAGATGGTCATAGAAAAGCAGATAATGCAATAGAAGGACAAAATATTGTTTGTTTTGATATAGACTATGGTTTATCTATAGAAGAAGCAAAACAGCTTTTTAATAACTTTACATACTGTTTATATACAACAAAATCTCATCAAATAGAAAAAGGAGAATTTGGAGATAGATTTAGAATAATTGTGCCAACAAAAACTATATTTTATGTTACTCCAGAACAACATAAACAATTACTTATCAATATAGAAGATATGTTAGGACTAAAAAATAATGATACTGCTACTAGAAATATTAGCAGATTGTGGTTCACAAATCCTAATGCTGAAATAGTTTATGTAAATAGTGGAGAATTATTTGATGTATCAGGTCTTATGCCAGATACTAATGCAAATGAAAAATATCTTAATATTGTAGAAAACCTAGATTATGATGAAGTTGATAATAGAATAAATGGAATAATGAAATATTATGCTTCTTTTATATCAAAAGGCAATAGAAATCATAGTTTATTCAAGCTAGGTTGCTTCTTGATTGAGATTGGAGATATCAATTGGGAAGATAAACTATTAAATCTAGCAACTCAAACTAATTTTCCAGAACAAGAACTTAATACTCTTATTAAAGGTTTGTATAGAAAATATAATATATAAAATGTATTTTTTGTAAAATTATAAAATGTTATAATTTTAATAAAAAGGATAAAGATGAAAAAAGATACACAAAAAAGTATTCAAGTAAACAAGAGAAATCATAAAATGCTTTTATTATTAAAAGCTAATTATGAATTAAAAACAATAGATGAAGTTATAACGAAATTAATAAAACATTTTAAAGGAGAAAGATAATGGAAATAAAGAAATTAGAATCAGTAAAAGCTACAAATATAAAAATATGTATATATGGTCAAAGTGGAACACAAAAAACTCGTATGTCTCTTAACGGATTAAAAGATGCTTTATTACTTGATATAGAGCATGGACTTGGTTCTGTAGAAGATGCAGATGGTGTAGATGTTGTATCCATATCCAATGCAGGTGAGTACAAAGAAGCTTTGTTATGGCTTCATAATAGCAAAGAAACAGAAAAATACAAAACTATTGTAACAGATAGCTGGTCTCAATACGGTGAGAAACTTTTTCTCTCTTGTGCAGAAATATATCCAGATAAAAAAGATGGTATGAATTTATGGGGTCTATTTGATACAAAATCAAGAGAGAACAATGATTTATTATTATCTTTAAATAAAAATATAGTTTCTATCTTTCTTCAAGAGACTATTATTACAGAAGATGGATATAGAGCTAAACACCCTTTGTATAAAGCGAAAAAATTTAAGGAAATGCTACCAGCACGATATGATTTTATTTTGCACAATGAAAAAATAGATAAAACTAACTTTAAAAGTGAATTTAACACAGGAGGTGACATAATAAGTAAAAATAGATTTCTTTCAAAATTTAAAGGATATGACCATTTTGGTTCAGATACAGATATTAAAACAATTCAAGATATATTGAATTATTTACAAGGATAAACAAAATGAATGAAACACTTAAGAAAGAAGAGTGGTGTGCATTAAGCACTTACCTTAGAGATAATAATTTAAGAAGAAGCAAGGATATAACTCCAGAAAGACTCATTCAAGAACTAAGGCTTGAATGGAAAGTTGGAAGTTATAAATTTAAAAAAAGTGATTTAGCAATAGCTGTAGCACATTATAAGATACCACAGACAGTACCTAAACCACCTCAACATAGAGGTATTGATGTTTACTTTTGGGGTGATAAGTATTTTGTTTTTGTGGTTCAGAATAAACTTAAAAAAACAAGTGCTGCACTAAATAGAGTATTAAGGAGAATAAAGAATGTAAAATTTAAAGAGATGATTATAGAAGTTGAGAACCTATACAATGAAGATTATTATCCATTATTTGAATTTTGGAATAGACTTAAAGATTTCTTAAAATACTTTTATGATACTAGATTGGTAGAAGCTATTAGAGATGAAATGTCTATAACAGAAGGTAGTAGAATATTCATTGTACCACAAGATGTGTTCAGTACTGAACTAATAAACAAACTAAAAGAAACAAAACAAAATCAAAAATAAAAGGATAAAAAAATGGAAAATTTATTAAAAGTAGTTGGAATTAGTGAAATTGAGGCAAATAAAATTGAAGTGTCAACAGCAAAAGAGGATTTTAAAGTTCTTAAATCTGGTATTTATACAGGTAATGTCAATGGATATATCTTCAAAACAGATTCTGGGGCTAAAATGCTTAAAATTAAAGCAACTCTTCATGAACCAGAAGGGAAAGTGTTAGAAAAGTATGTAAATATAGTTAAAAAAGATGGTAAGCCTAATGAGTGGGGTATTAAAGATTTAAAAGAACTTGTTAGTGCAACAGGACAAAAATTAGAAGATATTGTAGTTAAACCTGCGATAGAAAAATGTTATGGGAAAGAGATTGAAGTACAAGAGACACAAGGAATCTCATCTATACCTGTAACCTTGTTCATTAGAGAAATTTTTGAAGAAGGTGGAGAATATGAGCAACAAAATGAGATTGAAAATATCTTTGATAAAGATGGTAAGAATGAGAAAGGTGAAGACCAAAAAGAAGTTTTTCTTGCAAAAATAGAGAAAAAACCTGTTTTAAAGAGAAAGGCTAAAGCAAGAACTGCAACTAAAACTGAACCAACAAAAACTAAACCTGCAGAGTTAGCTAAAAATATATTATGAATAGCTTCAAACTTACATCAGAGCAAGAGCATAATATTGCTCTGATATTAAATAAAGAAAATAAAATAGTAGCAATAGAAGCTAATGCTGGAGCAGGAAAAACGAGTACTTTAATTACTGCTCTAAAGGATAGCAGATGTTGGTTCAAAAAAGGTTTATTTTTATCTTTCAATAGGAAAATAGCATTAGAAAATGCACAAAAAGTACCTTCTTTTATCGAAACTAAGACTCTCCATAGTCTAGCATACCAATACATAGTTAAGCCATTAAAATTAAAGGTAATAGGCTCTATTAGTGCAAATGATATTAATCACTCTAATTACAAAATTAGAAATAGAGCTAAATGGTTATTAAATAAGTTTTGTACTTCAAGATTTGTCAAAATAAAAGATTTCTTAAAAGATGAAGATGAACAAAATATATCTTTATATGAAGAATTACTTAAAAATACTATTATTAATATGGAGAATGGTAAACAACCAATTCCACATGCTGTATATATGAAACTATTTCATATTCATTTGTATGCTAATTCTATTAAAATACCAGAGTATGATGTATTGTTAGGTGATGAATTTGCTGATATAAATGGAGTATTTCTAGAAGTATTTTTAAATATTCCAGCAAAGAAAAAAGTTGTTGTATTTGATAGAAATCAAAATATATATACTTTTAACCATACTATAAACGGAGCAAAAGTACTTATAGATGAGTATGGAGCAATATCTGGTTCACTTACTAGAACTTTTAGATGTTCGCTTCAGATAGCTAAGGCTGTTAATCAATTTATGTTAAACAATGGATTTGATATTCAACTTGTTGGTGTTAATAGAGATGATTTAGAACCAGAAACAAGTCTCTTTGTCACAAGAGGCAATAGAGAATTGCTGTCTATGATTGAACTTTGCATGAATAAAGAAATCAAGTTTTCTTTAGCTAGAGACATCAATAATCTGTTTGATGATTATATATATGTAAAAGTTGGTATCTACAAAGAATGGGATAAATATCAAGAGACTAAAAAAGAGCCAAGGCTAGATGGTGTTAAAAAAGAATTATGGCATTTTTTTAAAGAATGGAAAAAAGAAGATTTTGGAACTTTTAAAAATTACATAGAGTACAAAGCTGAAAATGATATGTATTTTCCTGAGAATATTATAAGATTATTTAAAACAATAAATGGATTTAAAGGGTCTGATTTAATAGGCATGAAACAATATGCAAAGGAGAATAAAGATGATAGATTTTTAATAGGTACAATATTTAGTGTAAAAGGGCTTCAATCTGATATAGTATATATATCTAATGACCTTAACAGTACTACTTTAAAAGTAATAGAAAAAAAGATAGATGAAAAAAATGAAATCTATATGTATTATACAGCTTGTACAAGAGCTAAGAAAATTCTTATTAATGCAAAGTTATTAGAAAAAAGATTATATGAAAAAATTGAAGGCTTTGATTGGAGTTTTTCTGATTTTATAGATAATATAATAAAAATACAAGGAGAAGAAAATGGGCAAAATAGACTTGATAATGTTATTGGAGGATTATAACTCTCTTATTCCACCTATTGAAAGTTACAATCAGTTAGAACCAATTGAAGGACGAATATACAATGAATTTGGTTCAGAATTATTATACCAAGATATAGATTATGAAAAGGAGATGATAGCATATTATGAATGGCTTAGAAACAGTGAAACAGGTAGAACTTACTAGAGTAGATTTACTCACAACTCTAATTAATAACCCAGATATATATATTTATGCACCTAAATGTGCATATTTTTATAGTGATAAATTTGCACATGGTTTTATGTGTAAAAATAGTCAAGGATTATTTGAATCAGCTGATTTAACTCTAATACCTATAGGTAAGAGTTTATATAGAATAGAGGTAGATGAAAATGATTGATTGGATATATAAATGTAAAGTTTTTAATAAAGTGCCTATTGATATTAAATATTTCGTATATGAAATAACATTTAAAGATGGTACAAAATATATTGGTAAAAAGAAACTTGTTAGGCAAATAAAACTCCCTCCACTAAAAAGTGGATTAAGGAGAGCATCACATGTGGGTTATCAATATCATGGTGGTTCTAAAAAACCAACTAAAGAGATTATTAGAAAAGAGACAAGATGGAAAAACTATATAGGCTCATTTAATAAGGCAAATTTTGATAATAATGAACTAACCTATAGAAAAGTACTCTATCTTTGTAAAACATCAAAAGAGGCTACATATCTTGAAGCTATGGAGCTATTTAAAAGAGATGCTCTATTTAAAGATGAATATAGAAACTCAAATATTCTTAGTAGGTTTTACTATGACAAGGGTGTAAAGGAGTTATTAAAATGAAACAACTTAAAGCAGTACTTGGTGGTATAGGAGCATTTATATTTTTTATTCTTTTATTTAGTTTCCCAATACCTACAATATTAGGAATATTAATATATTTTATTTTAATGGAGGAAGAAAATGAGTAACAGAAGATATTTATATGATGATGGAATTGGGTTTGTTGAATTATATGATTTTAGTAGAGCCAACGTAGATAACCAATCAAGAATAAATGCTATAACAAAAGTAGCATCTATTTGTGTTGGTAAAGATGAAGCTACAAAGCCAGAAAAGCTATTTAAAAGGCTTTCTAAAGAGTCAAGCATGTTACCATCTAGTAGCTTTGAGTTTTGCCCTATATGTTTAAATATGAGCCAAATAGAACATATTGTTAACAGCAAGATAGACATTAACTATTCCTATGTAGCTCATATTATAAAATATGGTGAACTAATAGATGATAGTAAATATCTGCTTACTAATCTTAGAGCATTAATATATGATGTTGGATTAGACAATACACTAAATAATTATTATTCTGAACCAAATGAAATACAAGTGATAAAAGATAATTTTTTTGTATTTAAAATGAAGATACCTATCTTTGTAGCTAGACAGACTCAAAGGCATAGAGTAAACTTTCAAGAGTTATGTATATCTGGTAATAGTTTAATAACAACATCAAAAGGTAAAAGAAAAATAGAAGATTTATATAATCAACAATATAAATATAAAAACCATTTTAATAATAGATTACCAAAAATAAAAACTTATGATTTTGATTTAAATCGCTTCATATATGTTCCAATAAATGAAGTATTTTATACAGGAAAGAAAAAAGTATTTAAAATAAAAATTCAATATGGAACTAATGGTAAATTTTATGAAATAGAAACGAGCAAAAATCATAAATTTTTAACTATAAATGGTTGGAAAAAATTAAAAGATATAAAACAAGGAGATTTTTTAGCTATTAATGGTCAAAAATTATATAAAAATAAAGAGTGGTTAAAAGAAAAAAAAGAATATTACTTAGAAAAAGGTATTGGGTTAAAAGATTGGGTTAAAATTGAAGGCTTAAATTATAATACAATAAGAACATGGCTAAGAAAGCATAATATCCAATATACACAAAAAGAAGCTTCTTCTTGTTATGATGTATGGAATAAAGGTATAAAAGGTAAAAATAGTCATTGTTTTGGTCGAATACATTCAGATAATACAAGACAAATGATTTCAAAAAAATTATCAAAACCTCTAGGAACTACAAAAGGAGGTTGGAGGAAAAGAGCATCAAGTTATTGGGAAGCAGAATTTAGGAGAACAAAAATACTTGATAAATATAATCATAAATGTAACTATTGTGGTTCTACTAAAGAATTAGAATTAGACCATATTAAATCAGTATCTTTATATCCAAAATTAGCATTTGATGAAGATAATATGCAAATATTATGTAAAAAATGTCATAAATCTAAAAGTATTGAAGAGTATAAAATAACAAAACAAACTATTAAATATGGTATGGTTATTTCAATAAAAGAAGTTGGTATTGTTGATACTTATGATATTGAAGTAGCTCATAAAGACCAAAATTATGTAGCTAATGGTATTGTCGTTCATAATAGTAGAAGGTTTGTGAGTGGTTCTAAAATACCTTTTGAGTTTTATGAACCAGATGATAGTATGGAAGATTTGAACGATAATCTTGTATTAGCATACAATAAGTTGGTTAAACAAGGTATGAAACCTGAAAGAGCTAGAGCTGTGTTACCACAAAGTCTCTATACAACTATATGGAGTGCATGGAATAAAAGTCAACTAGATAATTTCTTCAAGCTGAGAATAGATAAACATGCTCAACAAGAGATTAGACTATTAGCAGAAAACATGCGAGAATTGATTAAGTGGTAAATTTTACCACATGGGTATAGTGTGTGTGTGCATACGCTTACAAAACCCCTGTATAACATGTATAATTGTATATTACAAAATATGTAAAAAGTAATATACAGGTTATACATAATATACATAGGTTCTAAGGGGTTCAGAATACACAAGGTAGTATATATTTAATTTTTATTTAAGTAAAATGTATGTATAATACATGAATATATACAAAAAGGATTAAAAAATGTTAATAGATGAGCAGTTAATTAGAATAAATAATTTATCTTTATCTAAGAAAACAAGTAATATATATGATTATACATGTTTTATACAGGAATCGTACTCTGAATTAATAATAGGAAGAGATGGTTCTGGTAAGACATCTTTAGCAGTTGCACAGGGTGTATCATACTGTATAAAACGGAATATTACATTGATATACATAAATGCTGATGCTAAATCAGGTAATCAATCTGCAAGATTTTCGGAATTATTTAAAGATTTAATAGATAAAAAGAAATGCTTAGCATATCATTTAAATTACTATGATTGGAGAAATGAAGATAAAAGAAGAAAAAAAACTTCTTTTTTAGATTTTATTTTCCTTGTAGCTTTAAAGCAAAAAGAAAAAAAAGAGAAAACATATCTCATTATAGATAATTGGGCTAAAATTATTAGTGGATATGAAAGTAATCAAAGAAAAGTAGGAACTGTAATAGATGATTTAGAAGAAAATATAACTAAAAATAATCTCTTTACGACTGTTTTATTGGCTCATACAGGTAAAAACGAGCAATTAGGTGCTAGAGGTATGTCAAGCCTTAGAAGCATATTTGGTCAAGAGCTATTGATACAAGTCGATATGAACCAAAATAGAATTGTATCAATAACTAAAGATAGCGAAGCTAATTTTGCTAATAAACCACTCTCATATTATACTAAAATAGTAGGTATTACTAACTTAGAATTTAAAGTATATGAAGAGAGTTTAATAAATGAGGATAACATTATGTACCACAAAGAGAAAGTATTAGAAAAAATAGTTATTGGTGTAATAAGTAAACTAAAGATAAATGGATATTCTTATGTAAAATATAATTTTCTAAAGCATATAGTTTTCATGCTTGGTTCTAATTCAGATTTGTCAATATCTGATGCAGATTATCTATCTGCTTCATTCTGTTCAAGGAATATGACACCAATACTCGAAAAGTATAACATTAAGTTAGAATTTTTAAAAGATTATGGAACAGAGAGCTATATCAATATAAATTCATATAAGCTTGATTTAAAGCCGATTGATAAAGATATTGATTTGAGCAAAGCTACCAATGATGATTTAATAGAAGAAACTATAATCTCTAATAATAGAGAAATAAGTATAAAGGAGTTAAAAAATGACATAGAGAAAATATTAGAAAAAAAGTTATCTACACAAGAGATTAGAGACAAAATATATCTTAAAAAAGATGTTAAAGAGATGACTAATTACTCTAAAAGATATGCCAGAGATAATATCAAAAAAGCATTAAATGAGTTAATTAAAGAGGAGAGAACAATAAAAGAAACACAAGGTAGAAAAACATTATATAAAAGGATAAGTAAATGATGCAACATATAATAAAAGAGTATAAGGATACTCCAAGACGCAGAGAACATCAGATATGGAGTGAAATAAATAAGTTAAGAGATAAAGTTAATCAAACAGATAATAAAGAACAAAAAAGAAAGTATCTAAAAGAAATAAATAATTTAAAAAAAGGAATAAAAAATGGAAAGTAAATTAACAGAAACTTATACACAAGAAGAGATTGATAAAATTGGAAGAATAACAACAGATAGTACTCCAACAAAAGAGTTAACAGCAAAAGAGCAAATTAAAGAGTATGAGAACCAGATAGATGAGCTAAAGGAGAAAATCAAAGATATTAGAGATGAAGAGCAAAAAAAACTTATTTCTAAAATTGTTGAACTTGCTTCAATGAAAAACGAATTTGGTAGAAAAGTTTATACTAATGTTGAGATTGGTTATAAAGTAGGTAAATCAGCTGCTTATATAAGTAAAGTTCTAAAGAAATATGGTTAACTATAAAATATCTTTTTCAGTTTATGGAAAAAACTTATTAGGAGGATATTGCAAAACTGAAAAAGAACATTTAAGATACTTTTATATTATTGAGAATGGGGTTTCTCTTAAATGCAAAGAAATTATAGCATAAAATATTTTAAATAAAGCTATCTAACCATCTAGCTGGTTCTGGGGTAACAATATCATTTAAATTTCCAAATGGGTCTCTAAGCTTATCTAGTGGACTCTTAAGTAATATAGAATCATCAAATGGAGTAGCCAAGTTAACTATATTCATCTCAAATGCTTCAAGACCTAAAACAGCTTTTGGATTGGAAGCTACTAATCTTGATATAACCTTTTGAATATGCAAATAGTATTTAATAAAAGGTAAGAATGTTACTTGGTCTAACCATCTAACCATTTTACCTGTAGGTATATCATATTGAATAAAGTCATCTAATACTTCATTAAATATTTGAGTATATGGTTTTTTACTATATTTTTTTTCTAATTCTATTTGAGCATATCTAGCTACAAAATCAGATGCTTGTGTAAGTCTATACATTGCTTTAAAATAGTTAGTATCCTTAGTAAGATATAGTTGAGAACCAAGCTTAACCACCTCATCTGGAAGTGTATTTATTGCTTTTTGTATAGGTTTTATATCGTCAAATGTATCTCCAAGTGTTAAGTCTTCAATTCTAGTAGCTAATAATCCTTCATCAGCTAAAGGTTTTATTTTATTATTCTCTAATCTAGCTTGTAATTCATTGATAAGCTTTGCATCATATGGTAAATTTATTTTTTTCTTCAACTCTTCTTGATGTAGTAGCTCATTGGTTCTCATATAATCTTCTAAAGCTAACATACCTTCTTTTTGATATTTAACTATTTCATAGAAGTTATATCCTTTTGAGGCAGTTAGAAATATATTAGATAAAGCATTTTGAGCTAAAGTATGAGGCATTTTAATGATTACTGTACTTTTCCAAATACCCATTAAAGATTTCCACCAATCTTCCATAGTTTTTACTATTCTTCTTCCTTTAGGAAATTTTCTTAATAAATTAGCTATAGAAGCATCTCTCGAACCAAGTAAGATGTTTTTAGTATTACCATCTGCCTTTATATATACTCTACCATTGTATTTTGCTTCTATATATCTTTGTGTATCAGTTGGTAACATATACCATAATCTATCTATTTCATTGAATTTATTATTAAGTCTTTTTTCATTAGTAGGGTCTGATAACTCTATCCATTCATTGTTATCAGTTTTATCAGCTTGTAATCTCATTGTATCTCTACTTTCAAGAGATAATCTCACTATTATATCAATAACTTTTCTATTTACTTCATTTGATTTCTCTTTCTCATAACTTCTAGCCATAGTATTTGCATATACATGTTGCATATCATCTTGATGATTCAAAAATTGTTTTCTTTCATCTATTGAAAGTGGGTCAAAAATTTTATTTTTTTTGCTATTCGTATAATATATATAATCCTCAGATTTTAAATTTGTCTTAAATCTCTTAGGCATAGCTTTATTGTACAATTCATAATATAAAGATTCTAAACTTTTGTTGACTTTTTTATTACCATATACAATAGCACCTCTAGTATAGCTTTCTCTAAGTGGTGGTACTGAATATATCAATATAGGGTCTTTTGCACTAAAAGGATTTTTGATTTGTTTTATAAGTACTCCACCAAACTCTATTGCATTCATTTTACTAGCTTTATCTGATACTCTTATATATCTAACGAAATTTACTTTATTTGAATTTTGTATATATTCATTATCAGATAATCTATCATATTTACCATTGTGAAGTTTTTTAATACTTTCTTTTTCTATCTCATTTGCTATATTTAATAATTCATAAAATTCTTTTTTATTATTTCTAAGTTTTGTAATTAGCTTAGAATCGACAGAACCTATACCTTTAATAGATGAATATGTATGTATTGCTTTTGAACTCTTATAGTCAAATCTAGAAGCTATTATGAATGGATTTCTGAATATTGCATCTCTCAATTGATTTTGTCTGAATTTAATAAGTTTTTCTACATGTGGTAAAGCTTTTCTATGTATTTGTTTTTTATAAATAGTAGCAAATTTTGTAGGAGTACTAAGTATATCTATTATTTCTTCAATACTAAAGAAATCTATTATTCTATATATTTTATGTTTGACAAACATATCATTTAAAACCTCTTTTTCATTGTCTGATAAATGCATATTTTCAATTCTCTCTTTTATCATATCATGAGTATTGGTTCTAAGCATTTCTCTTTCAACATCTATAGCTTTTATACTTCTTCTAATTACACTCACGATAGTACTTGTATCTTTAGCTGTTTTAGTAACATTCTCATAAAGAGTTACAAGTTCATCTGTAAATATATTTTTTTTACTTTTAATATATTTACTTATTGCTTCTCCATAATTTATCATCTTTATTAGAGCTTTAATACCAAAATCTTTACTAAAAGGAACTTTCTGTAGTCCAATTGTTAGGAGAACTAAGCTAATTGTCTTTATGTCACCATGTAACAACTCTTTCCTTATCTCTTTTGCTGGTTTTTTAATTGCATTAGCTATTCTTGCAATTATTGCAAGGTTTTTTCTAATAAAATTAATTCTTTGAAGAAACATATATCTTGTATATTTATTACTTATACTGTTGAGTGTTGGATATATGTTATTATTATAAAAATTCATCATTACATTTATACCAGATAAAAATGAACTTATAGCCTTATTATTGTTATAAATTGAAATACCGACACTGTTCCTAACTAATGTCTCTATTTTATTTTGGATATTGCTATCTATTTTACCTGTCGTTAGTAACTGTTTGAGTTTTTCTATAGCTATTTGGAATAATGAAGATATTCTACTAAACCAAGAGCTTTTATCGAAATGTATATCTATAGATTTTATACCTGATAGATTATTTCTAAAATTTTTATTTGTAAGAGCATAAGCTATAAACTCTGATAGATTTCCATAACCACCGAAAACATGATTAGCCATCTGTTTTGCAAGTTTTATATCTGCTTTAGTATGTTTCATATCTGGGTTCAAAAAGAGTGTATATAGTTTATTACCATGCTTTTTCTTTATGTCTTTCATAATATCAAGTATTTGATAAGTGAAAACATTCATGTGCTTTAAGGCGTTATCAGTAACATTGTGAACTAGCTCATGAGCATATACTTCTTGTGCAGAGATAAATAGTCCTTTACTTCTTTTAGTGGATATAGCTATATTAGCTATGTGAGAGCCTACAGCTTCACCAAAACTCATATTGTTAGTCTTACCTATAGATACAGCTACTTTTTCAATTATAGGCACTACAAGCGTCTCTAATAGTGTCTTTAATTGAGAACCAAATGTTTCATCTAATTCATCATTAGAAAGATTATCTATCGTATCATATACATTCATTAGATTGTCTTTTGTTACTGTTATTTTATGTTTTGGTATAAACTGTTCTTCTGTATCTAATGATTTTTTAGATATTTCTTTTGCTTGTTTTTTAGCTTCTCTGATTTGAACTAGATGTTGTCTAAGTAGATTTTGATTGATTTGATTTATATTTATATTTTTTTCTTTTAAATATGTCATTATTTCTCTATCTAGCATATTATCTAACTTATCTCCAAGTTTTTCAATAGCTGACATAACTTCTTTCATTTGGTTAATTACTATTTGAATATTTGAATTATTTTTAGATATGGACTTATATAAATCTATATTTCTCATATCTTCATTAGAGATATAGTTATCTATATCATTTCTTAGTTTTTCAAGTGATTCATCTGTACTTAATTCACTATATGTTTTATTCTTATATTTGTTATATAAAGTTTTATACTCATTTATATTCAATTGTGAGTTTCTATTTTCACCTATTTCTACTTGGTCATTTATTCCAATATTATGGTCTATAGATGTTATGGATTGTTTGAGGTTGGTTCTATTAAGATTATATAGTTCTGTAAAGAAATCTATAGGTACTCCATCAAATTTTATTTCACCTCTCTCGTCTATTATAACACTTGATACAGCATTAAGCATATAAGCATCTATTTGTTCTTTATCTTTTATTTTTTTGCTTATCTCCTTATAAAACATCATTAATCTGGCTATAGTCCATTGTCTATATGGTTTAGTTTCATTTTCATCTCTTATTAAATTATTTAAAACTTTATTTATATTCTCTTTGTTCCATTCAAAATCTTTAAAAGCTTTTTTGATTGACTTTATAGTAGCTAAAATAGGAGAATAACTACTATCTATTAAAGATTTTATTTCATTATTATATTTTTTAGCTCCTCCATTAGCTGATAATATGGCATCAAAAATATATAATCCCATATTTTTCATATCAGTTGATTTTATAATATTGCTCATTACTGAAGCATCTGCCATTAAAGTTGTTAGAGCTGGGCTTCTAACACCTATATCAACCCAAGAACTAACTCCTATTGTTTGTGTAGAAAGCTCTAATCTACTATCATTTTTATGTGCTGTACCTACCTTTACTTCATATTGTTTTTTGTTTATAATATTATCTATTTGCTCATTAAAACCTCTTTTCATAAGTTCTGCTATAGAGTCGTCATAAGCTCTTATAACAGGAGCTATGCCTTTCTGAACCAATTGATTTGTTACATCAGCCATATTTTCTTTTGTTATATAATCTTGTTTTTCAGCAATTTTATCTAATTCATTAAAGAAATTGTCAAGAAATAATTTGTTGTGCATGTTGGATAATTTTTGAATTAATTTAGTTCCAAATGATAGTGGTTTTAAAACTTTATTTATAGAGTCAGTTACAACTTTCCCCATAGTCTTTCTATAGTTATTTAGTAACATATTTAATTGTTTCTCATTAAATTCAAAATATGATATTTTTTCTTTAAGTTTTAATATTTCTCTTTTTACTTTTAAATCTGGCTTTTCTATTTGTTGCAATTTATTTAACTTATTAAGAACTTCTATTAAAGCATTTATATTCTTATGCTCTTCTCCCCAGAATATAGGGTCTATATCTTTACCATTTCTATCTTTTAATTTAAGTAAATTTCCATCTTGGTCTTGATTATAATACTGTAAGGCATTTATTAAAGTCAAAACTTTTTGTATATTATATTCTGTAGGTTTACTTGTTATATCTTCTAATAGGCTATAAAAAGCATCTATTGTTTCATCGAATTTATTTACTTGGATAGATTTATCACCTGCTGTATAGCCTTTAGCAATAATTGCATGTTTAAAGAATTTTCTACCTTCTGCTAAATATTCTGGTGTTAAAGTTGAAACTTTAGCCCAAGCTCCTAAGAGTGGTAAGAAAAAGTTATTATATAGATTATATCTACTTACTTTAGCTACATAAGCATTATTAGCTCCTATTGTTAGCTTCTCGCCATGTCTTGTTTGTGGTGGTTCTGGGGGTCTATTATGTTCATATTCATTGTTTTCATCTATAATATTTTTGTTGAAGTTTTGAGTACTCTCTTCGTAGTTATCTAATCCATCATATTCGCTAGATTTTGTAACATCTGTACTATTAGTAAAAATACCACCTTTATGTAACATTCTTATAGAGTCTGGGTTTAATGGGTTAAAATAAAAGATAGATTGAAGAGTTGAACCACTGTTTTGTGAATCTGTCTCTTTTTCAAGAGCAGTCTCAAATGTATCTCCTGTCTTATTATAATATTTTTTAAGTTCTATAAGAGCTGTTAAAGCATGAGACTCTTCTCCATAATTTTGAACAAGAGATTTAAGCAATAATGATGATGAGTAGTTATCAATACTACTTTCAGTTTTATAATTTCTATAATAAGCAGTAATTGCATTCATTCTTCTAAGTGCTGCTTCAAAAGATGCTATTTGTAATATCTGCTCATTGGTATATTTATTTGGAAATATTTTTTGTATAAATTCTAATAAATCAGAATTATCTTTTTTTATTCTATTTGGTTGTTTTACATCTTGTAATTGAGTTAAAATTATTTCAAATTCATTTAGTGTTTCTTTATCTTTTGGTTTTAATTGCTTCAATCTTTTATAGATTTTTTTAGCTAATTTTGGGTCTTTATTTTGTATTATCGATTCAATATTTTTCTTACTTAAATCAAATATAGACTTAGTATTATCAGGTATTAACTTGTTTACTTCATTATTTAACAACATAGTAATATCATCAGTTAAATATGCTAATAAATTACTATCTTTAAATAATGCTTCAAATCCTAACTCTATATCATCTTCATTTTTCCATTTTATACCTAATCCATCTAGTATAGCAGACTTCCAAATAAGCATCTTATCATCATCTTTAATATCTACTGTTCTTTTTGAATTAACAGCATGAGTAGTAAATCTATGAAGTTTATTCGATTGTGGATTTATAAGTTCTGCCATTAGATGAAGTCTATGCTCTGATTTCTTTTCATATTTAAAATATATTAGCTTATTACCAACTTGCTCTATAGCTGCTATAAGTCCATCTATAGAATCATCTATTTGAAGATTTTTGCCCTTAATTGATGCTACTCTAGATATATGAACCTTATGACTTTTATAGTTGTCTGTTACCCTTGTATTGTACCCTAATATATCTCTAAAAAAATCTCTAAATTTTTCTTCTCCAAGTTCATTATATAAGTCTATGATTTCTTGTTTTATCTGTCTTGGAGTATGTTGAAGCTTATCTATAGCTTTATTTTTATGTCTTGGTAAAGGTTCTGTTCTTTCTCTTTTTTCCTTAATAGAGAAAACTTTATTTACTATAGATTTACCCTTACCTCTTATACTGTGTTTGTTTCCAAAAAATATATTTTGCTTTGCTCTTAAAATATTAACTGATTTAGCCTCATTTGAGTTGTATGGAGTGGTTCTATATTTGTTTAATTCACTAACATGTATCTTAACTTCTTCTATACCTGTTATTTTACTCTCTTTCATTACATGTGTTGCAAGTAAAGCTATAGCGGTTCCAAACTTCTCTTTAGCCATAGGCTCTAAAGATTTAAGATAGATATACTCATTTATCATATTTTGCATATTTGCTACTATAGTGGTTCTAAGTTTTCCATAACCAAACTTTTGTCTCATAACGGAAGTTACTTCTTTTGAAGACGTCAAGCCTAAGAAATCTGCTATCTCTTCATCGCTATTTATTTGAGCCATTAAGCCACCATAATTCATCATACTATCTATTGTGACGGCAGTAACGAGATTAGTCAATAACTCTTCATCTAATCCTTTCAATAATTCATTATATTTAAGAGCATCTTCTGTATTAAATACTCGTTTAAATATCTCTCCTCTATCAGATATTCTACCAATCAAATCTCTAACTTCAATAACTAAAGGCTTGACTATTTTATTGAAATAATTTATTTCTTTTTCTTTAGAAGAAAAATCAGACCCATTATAACCATCTATAGGACGGCTTAATTTTATTATTTTTTCTATAGCATCTAAACTATTAAGTTGTATCCCTTTTGGCAAATTTAGCTCTTTTATGAACTTATAGAACCCCTTGTCTATGTATTTGATTTGACTTATTACTTTGTCAGTTAATTTACCTGTTTTTTGCAATCTTCTTTTATATTCTTCAAGTAGTAATTTCTTTTTCTCTTTTATCTTTTTAGCTTTATTCTGCTTTTCAGTTAAAGGTTTTATCTCTTTTTGTATCTCTTCAATTAAAGCTTTTACTTTTTTTTGCTCCTTATCAACATCGCTAAGAAGAGCTTTTATTTTTTCTATTACAGCTTCAGTAGTATTTTTGATTTTATTTATTACAGTTTTTAAAGCAGATAGTTTCTTCTCTTTAGCTTTAGCTATCTCTTCTTTTTTCTTTTTTCTAGCTTCTTTGATTTCACTTTCTAATTTTTTTCTTTTTTTATGAAGTTGTTTTTGCTTATTGCGAAGTGCTTTAAGTCTTATTCTAAGTTCTTCTTTCTTTTTGTAATTCTCTTGTTGAGCTTTATTTATATTCTCTTTTGAATCCACTTTAAATATATTTTTTAATTGAGTATCTAACTCATCTAATTTTTGCTCTAATCTTCTAGCTTTATTCTCTTCTGTTTCTTCTTTCTTTGATTTAGTTTTAGCTATTGGCTCATTTAAGGTATCTACCTTTGATTTATAAGCCTTTAAAAGGTCTTGCTTATACTTATCTAGTGTTCCATCTTTTTTGAGCTTTTTAAAGCCTTCTGTGAGTGTTTTTTTAGCTTCTTGTCTAGTTTCTGTTTTATCTATATCACTTATTATAGAACCAACAGACTGTCTCTCTTCTAAAATTTGTTTTTTATCTTTTTCTTCTTTAACCTTTTTATCTTTTTCCTCTGGTGTTATCTCTGGTTCTGGTTTATAAGAGTTTAGAAAATCAACTTCTTTTTTAAGATTATTGACATATTGATTATCCAATGGATTATTAGCTCTAATTACTTTATTATCATTCAAAATACTAATAGGTTTATTATTGTTTGCTCTTGACTCATTTAGCGCTCTAGAAGCCTTATTATATTCATTTATTTTATTTTGTTTGTATATTTTTAAAGCTTTTTCATCATTTTTATCAATATCAAATAGTCCTATACTAGAGTTATCACCATAAAAGAAACTATCTTTTAAGTCGTTATTATCTTCTACTATTTTTTTATCTTCTAATGCTTCTTCAAATATCTGCTTACTATCTTCATCAGCTGCTTCATCTAATAAGTAATTTATTTCATCAATATTGAGTCTTGATGCTTCTTTTACTATATTATTCTTATTGTCTTCATTAGCATCAAGAGATTGCTTTGTTATGGGATTATTTTTTAAAATATTCTCTTGTATTTTCTTTTGAGTCTGTATATTATTAATAGTATCAACTATTGAGTATATATCCATCAAATCTTGGGCTGTATAGTCCTCTTTAGAACCAATGCCTAATGTATCTCCATTCTGCATTTTTACTTCATTTTCTGGATTTTCTGTTAACTTTTTTTGAATTTCATTTCTAATTTTAATTGCTTCTGAAAGTTGTTCTTTTGTAAAATGCTGAAGTAGTTTATTAACAAAATTGTCTGATTTCTTAATAAAATTATTTCTATCTTCTGGAGTCTTTATGTTTGGAATGCTATTAAATGTTTTTACTATTTCATCAAAATTTTTATCAAGTTCTTCTGCTCCTTTTTTAATGTGTTCTTTAGATATAGTTTTTTGTTGTCGTTGTGTCTTTTGTTTATTAGGAGCAACTTCTTGTTTGTTAGATTGAATTTCATCTATTTTAGGTTGAGTTTCCTCTATAGGAGTCTCTTCAACAGGTGTAGTATTCTCTTTTTCAGTTACTATAGTATCTAAATTATGCTCTGCATTAGTATCTTGTTTTGATGTTTCATTGGTTGGTTCTATATTATCAGCAGTTGGTTCTGTATTATTATTTGTAGTTTTTTTATTTGAAGCATTAAAGCCTTCCTCATATCCTGCTTTTGCTTCTTTATAAATATTAGAAATATTACCAATGCTACCCGATAAACCTATACCCATACCAGCACCAGATAAACCAGCTTCTATTACTCTATCTGTTACTTCATCGCCTGTAGGGAGTATATATCCTTTTTCATCAGTTCCTAATGTTTCAGCTAATATTTGTATATATTCTTGTATAGCTTCAGAAATACCTTCTTCAAGCATACCTTTACTTGCTTTACTTCCAATATCAATTAAATTTTTACCAATAGCTTTGGCTACTGTAGCTCTATCAGAACCACCAAGACCTGCTATTACTTGCTTTAAAGCTTGTATTTTTTCACCATTTCCTTTAAATAGAGTTTCAAATGATGTTTTATCTAATAAATCAACAGCTATTTCAGCTCCAAAAGTGCTTAAAGCTTCTGCTACACTTATTTTACCATCTTTATTCATTTTAGCTCTTTGCTCTAAATCATTATTAGCCATTCCAGCAGCATGTAATAATAATCCAGCATTACCTTTAGCTAATGTTTTGATACCTTCTAACATACCTTTAGCTTTTAAGAAAGCTGTAGCTTCTCCTGCCCCTGTGAACAGCATTAACATATCACCAGAGCTATCTGCAAATAGTTCATCAGCATGAGCTGTTGCTGTAAGCAATGCAGAGCCATATTTACCTAATTTGAACTCATGTACTGCTTCTTTCATATCAAAATCTTTATTTAAAGTGTTTACTCCAAATAGATTATATTGATATTCTTGTGTTTTTTTCTCATTGAAGTAGGTACTATCTCCTATATCAGTACCCAAGAATGTATCTAATGCTTTAAAAGTAGCATCTAGTACTACATCTGCAGACATAGCTCCAGCTCTACCAAGACTAGCTCCTACAGTTTTTAAATCATTCTTTATTCTACCCCAAATACCCATATTGTATTCAGTTTGGTTTAAATTATATTCTCTAAGTTTATCTAACTCTTTAAGTCTGTTTTCACCTAATAAATCTTGATTTTTCTCAATATATTTTCTATAGAGTTCTTGGTTCTTTTGGTCATATTTATTTGAAGGAACAGCTGTTCCAGATAATATACTAGCTGTTGCTAATTCTGGTATATCTACTAATACCCTACCATAATTATCTACTCCATTCATATTATTGTATAAATCATTAGCTGTTAAAACACCAGACTCTACCATATCTTTAAGAGGAGTGTTATATAATGTTGTTTTACCTACTTTTTGAGCTTTATTGCTATCTTGTGTCTCTAATGTATCATAACCTTGGAATCTAAAAGTAACACCTGTTAATGGGTCAACGACAGTATCTCCATCAATATATTTTAATTTTCCAATACTTATATCTCTAATAATTGTATCTTTTAAATACTGATTATCTAGCATTTGTTCATAGTTCATTGTAAAATTCCTGATTTAATTAATAATACTTTCAAATACTCTGCGTTAGGAGCATTAAAATCATTATAATGTTTTTTTATAAATGTTGATATTTGAGCTTGTTTTTTATTAATATCTTTAATTGCTTTTAGTCTTTTTTTCAATTCTTTAATATCTTTATTTATTAATACACTTCTTCTATCATTTAAGCCTTTAGATATAATTCCTTTTAGAGTGCTATCGTAAGGATTTAATCCATTTTGTTTAATTAAATCTTCCAACTTAGGTGTATATTGTATAGACTTTGTCTCAGGTATTTTAATATGTCCTTTATTGATTTCATCAAGTAAGTAATTTCTATAGTATTTATCTTTGTTATTTTTTATTTCGTTAATAACTTGATTTTTTGCAGCTTTATTGATAAAAGTAGTATCTGATAGATTTTCTATTTGTTTTTTAAGAAAATCACTCTTGTTTAAGACTTTCTTGCTTTTAGAGGCAATAGCTAATTTCTCTTCATCTGTAAGTGGTACATCTTTATAGCTATTATCATAAGCATTATATCCTATATTATATAAGTTTGTTATTTCGCTCTTAGTTGGTTCTAAACCTTTAGTAAAACCAGATTTAGCACCTATTTCTTGTTTTAATAGATTTGCCTCATCTGTTAATCTTTTTACCTCACTATAATTATTATCTTTTAGAGCATTAGATATAGCTTGTTGCGTAGCAACATACTCATCTCTAAGATTTTCGATTTCTGTTTGATTATCATAATCAGATTTAGCTATTTTTGTTTTTATATCTTCTAATGAGTTTGTTCTTTGAGCTTTTATAGCTTTAGCTTCATTCAAATCTATTCTACTTTTAGTTAATTTTTTAGTTAAATTATAAGTGTCTTGAAGATTATTATTTTCAATTTTAGCTTTTTTATTTTGTAATCTAGCAGCTTCAAGAGATATAGGAAATGTTTGTTTTTTTCTATTTTCTTCTTCTGCAGCTAGAGACATTACTTGACTCAATCTATTTAATCTTGCATTGTCTAGTCGTTTCTGTCTTTTAAATTGTTCTTGTTTGATTAAAAAATCTAATAAAGCTTTTCTATCTACTACACCACCATAATCAGTGCCTATTGGTTCACCTGCTCTTATTTTTTCCATAGCATCAATAGTATTTGCTTCTCTTCTTTTATCATATATATCTTTGAAAGTTCCTAAAAAATTATTATTAGAGTCTTGAAAGATTCTCAAAGCTAGGTTTGGATTACTTGTTACAGTTGTATTTACATTCCTCCAAGATAATGGATTCCTCATGATTCAACCTTTTTTTTTAATATAAATTATATCATAATGTATTCTGTGGTAAGATATAATAAAAAAGGATATAAGATATGAATTTAAAAGAAAAAGCAAAACAGGAAATAGAGAGTCTTGATTGGAAAGGGCTTAGAAATTACTGTAAAGACAGTGGTATCAATACAAAAGGTTTGACTAAAGAAGAAATTGTACCATTGGCAATAGAACAGAGAATAGTTGATATCCAAAATACAGAAACAGATAAATATGAAATTAAAAATATATCTTCAAAAGAGTTAACTCCTGATGAAAATTTTAAAGAAAATATGACAAGATTAGTTACTGTTACTGTTCAAAACTTAAACCCAAATGAGAGTAAATTACCAAGTAAAATTATTACTATAGGTAATATGCAAAGAGGTTTCACTATTCCATCATATGTAGTTCAGTTCAATAAAAAACAAAGATTACCAATAGGTATAGTTAACTATTTGAGAACAAAAGAGTTTAGAACATCTAAAAAAGAGTTAAATAAATATAATGTTCCAATAACTGTTAATATAACAAAAAGACATTATCACATAATTGTAGAACCTGAGATTAGTAAGGCTTCATAAATGGCTACCAATGCAGATGTAGTAGATACGTTTAATGCACTATTAGACTCAATAGAAGCTAGAACTACTGTTTGGGTACAAGAGAAAAGAATTGACAAGGCTAAACAAGCTCAAATAATAGCAGCTGCTTTCGAACCACTAGCAAATGATGCTTTTCAGTGGCAAAAAGATAAAGAGCTTATTGATGCTCAAGTAGCTAAAATAAATTGTGAAACAGATGTATGTAGGTATCAATTATCAGATATACTACCTACACAAAGGAATGAGATGTTAGCTAATATAGCTCTTCTTGGTTCTAAGAAAGATAATATTGATTATGATACTAATAATATATTACCTGCTAATAAAGTATTAATAGATGCTAGAAAAGATAATGTAGTATGTGATACTTCAAAATGTAGCTATGAAGTAAGCGATATACTACCTAGTGAAAAGGCTAATATAATTGCTAAAACGGCTAATATAGAGTATGATACTTCTAATGTATTACCTGCTAAAACAGCCTTAATAACTGCTCAAACAAACGAAGTTACATGTAGAATTAATAAATGTCAATATGAGGTAGCAAATATATTACCAGCAGAAAAAGCTAATATAGAAGCTAAGACAGCTAATATAGAATACGATACAACAGCTGTTTTACCAGCTAATGTTGGATTGATTAATTCTAAAACAAATAAAATAAACTGTGAAACAGTTAGTTGTCAATATAAAAATACTACTATATTACCACTTGAAGCTACTAAGTTACAATATGAAATAAAATTAATTAAATGCAAGGGTGACCAATGTTGTTATGAATTAGACAATATACTACCAGTTCAAAAATTAAATATTGAGTCTAAGACAAATGAGATAGATTATAGAACAAATCAACTTTTACCTGCTCAGAAAGATGAAATTATATGTAAAACAGGATATTGTGAAATTCAAAAAAGTGAACTTCAATTAAATGGAATCAGTCAAAGAGATTTGAATACTATTAAAGGTGAGTTATATACTAGACAAAAACAAGGTTTCACAGATAAACAACAACAAGATATGTTATCTAAACTTATAGATATTTGGACTGTAACTGTAGCTCAAGAGATAGATGATGAAAATCTTGCTATGAATATGACTAAAAGAGATGTAGCTACAAATGAAACAAGTGGTGTTGAAGCTACAATTAACAGAATAGCATCATCTATTGATAATATGAATATCTTACATGAGACATCTTTAAAGAATTTACAACTAAAATCAGAACCTTTCAGTATATATAAAATTGGTACACTTATCTGTAACTATTATAAATTTACTAAAGATACAATTCTTTTATTTAATGGTACTTGCATTATTGGTGGTTCTGTTTTAGTTGAAATAGATACGCAATCTTCTGGTCTAATCTCAACTGTTATTACTGCCACAGATAATAAATGGTATTATAGAAAAGATGGTGGAGATGTAACTCCATTCAATAAAGATGATAAAATAATGATTTCTGAACTTGATAGTTCAGGTAATTTAACAGGTAATACTCTTACAGGGTATATAGTTTAAATGAGTTGGTTCTCTGAAAGATTACATGCTATTAGTGATTGGTTTGGAGACTTATTTAAAGGTGAAACGATACAAACAGTTACTGTTTCATCTCAACCTTTTCTTTCTATAGATTCAAAACAAAAACAACCAATACTTATTCTGAACCAACAAGCTCATATTAAAAACACCTCTATAGGTGAAGAGATAAAAGATGAATTATTATATGGCAAAATGTTAAAACTTAAGCAAACATTTAAATATATAGAAAATAAGTCATTAGATGGACTTCCTAAATTTTTTGTAGCAGGAGAAGCTACAAATTATAATAATACTCTTTTTAATGAATTACTCAATCATGCTGGTGTAGCTGGTTCAGAGCAAGAAGATGTAACAATCAAATGGTACTCTGATACATTAACTCCATCTATGCAATGTTTGACTTATTACTATATGGAAAATAATGGATATACTGTTGGAAATAATGGTATAGTCCATATAACTGAAGTAATTAATAATAATTACTTTGATGAACCTAACTTAACTATAACCTTACCAGATAATGATTGCTCAAATGGAAGTGGAAACAGAAGTATAACAAATTTAGACCTTAGAATTCAAGATATAGTTAAAATGACAAAAGTACTTAATGATGGTACAGAATGTCCTATATTTGGCTTACAATTAAGAGACGAGGCTACTAATGATATATATTATCATGATGTAAGAACAGCCAATACAGACGCTTCTGATAAACTTAATAAGATAATAGTAATCTTTGGAGTTGATGGAGGAGAATGTTGTTATTACTGGACTTATCAACTTGGTTCTAATGCTATTCCAGAACTTGAAGATAAAGATGGTGAAACCAATGCTAATACATATAGTATATTCGCTATTACTCCTGTAATAACTATGAAATTTAATGGTGAATATGTTATAGATATGAAAAATAGCAATCCAAATAGATATAACGACACTAAAGCTATATGTAAAAAACTTGGTATATCTATGCTTGATTTACATAATAGTATTACAGGAAAGAATAATGACCCAGTTGACCAACAAGAAGCTAATGAGACATTTTCACATACAAAAGATACTTTTGTTGAATTTGGATTAAATGTCAATAGAAGAACAAAATCCAATATAAAAGCATTATATAAGACATTTGAGTTAATTAAACAATATACAACTACAAATAATACTATTAATAATAATGGGTATCAACAGAATACTTATTTATTCAATATAAAACATATAAATCAACAAATTTCTGGTTCTAGGTATAATAAATCTATAGAGATTAAAAATATTAAAAAAGAGACATTTGCTGGTATATCATATACACATAAATATACAATGTATATCTTTGCTATGCAAGTAGATGAACCACTCGATGAACTTGGAAATAATGGAGTATCAGATGACAATTCTCAAAATTATCAAAAAAGTAATTTTGTTAAAGCTGTCATGAGATTAGTTTATCAAGATACTACAGAATACACTATTATTGATGTTGATACAATATCTATAAGTTCTGTCATTAAAGATGGTGGGCATAAAAAAGGATATACTTATAATCTATTAGATGCTATGACATTCCAAGATGCAAGTGGTATAGATTTTTCTTTTCCTCTTTTAATGGAAACTTTAAATAGATGTAATTTTACAGATAGATATTTGTTATATGATAGTTCTATACAACTATTGAATTTTGCTTCTACAACACAGCATCTACATTGGTATGAGAAAGGTTGGTTCATAAATTTTATACAAATTGTACTTGTTGTAGTAGCAATAGCAGTCACTGTCGCTACATTAGGTGCTGGTACTTCGTTATCAGTTGTTCTCACTACTATAACAGAAACTATAGCTATATCTTATGGTCTAAATTATGCTCTTAAATGGTCGTTAGAGCAAACAAATAACAATTTTTTAAGAGGGCTAATAGCTATAGTCTACATAGCTTTAACTGTTGAAACAGGCAAGGTTACAAGCGATAAAGAACTATATATGCTTTTAGCTTCAAGTGCTTTAAATGCTACTGATGCTGTTATTGAAGATATGGCTATAGAAAAGCAGGAATCTATGAAAGACTTCTTAACTCTTCTGAACCAACGTACAAGAGAACTAGAAGCTAAACAAGATGAGCTTGGTGGCTCAAAAGAGAATATAGATTTTAATCTTTTTTTAGAATCACCAGAAGAATATTATAATCGTGTATTAAACACAGATATAATAGAATATGTAGAAGATATATCTATTGATTTTATATTAAATGATTTGGATAAATTCTTAGATATTAGTAATTTATATATAGAGGAGTGAAATATGGGAAAATATGATGATTTTTATAGAATGGCAGGACAAGATTATCTTACTTTTGATGATAAAATAAAAGGTCTAACTAAAGAATGGAATAGAGTTGGTTATTTAAATAATACAGACATGAATACAAGTTTAGACTATTTAATGCCTTCAAGTATAGATAATCCATATGCTAGATGGTATGATGATAGAATAAGCACTCAGCAAAGTGATTATATTGGTTCTAATCTAGCTAAAACATATAGACCACCTACTACAGAACCAACTTCATTTTTTTCTGATTGGAATATTGGAAATACTTTAGATGCTGCTAAGATTGGATTAGGTACTTTTAATAGTTGGTTAGCATATAAAAACTATAGAGAACAAGTTAGAAACAATAGATTTAATAGAAAACTTGGTAGAGCTAATTATACTAATGCTGCTAAAGCATATAATGAAAATGTTACCTCTAAATATAGGGCTAGACAAGTCAATAGAGGTGCTACAACTAGTGAAATAGATAGATATTTGCAAGAAAATGAAGATTTTAGACGAAGATTAGCTAGAACTACTTTATAAGATAACAAGGAGTTCTCTACTAGATAAAACCAGTAGAGATAACAAATGAAAATGAAACTATTTATAATCGCTAAATAAACTCTAAATAGCAATAAAATTATATCATAGATTACTTAAATAAGCTGAAGAAGAGGAACAACTGCTCAAATTTGAGCAGTTGATAATCAATCAATTTGTTTTATATAGTCAATTACAGCTTGTTTAACTACTTGTGGGTAGTATGTAGGTGCTTGTGAACCCCTATTAGTTCCTATATAACTTGGAGTATCTTTAGGTAGTCTTCTATATTTAGTAACTTTTGTAATATCTTCATTCCACCCTTTCCATGTAAGAGCTTCCCATACAAAATCTTCAGATACATCTAATCCAAGATGTTGGATAACTCCTCTTACTGTCATTGTTCCATCATCATATATCTTACATTTTTTAGCTTCAGCTACTGCTCTTTGTTTTTCTTTCTCTGCTTGTTCTAACAAAGCTTCTGTTTTAATTTGATTAACTTTAATCATTTCTGCTTTAATAAACCTATCGCACTCTATAGCAAATCTGGGAGAACAATATCTTGCAAAATTAACCACAAGCTCTGGGTGCAAGTAAGTGCCACCATATTTACCTTGCTTTGTTATTTTTAAATCACTCATATTGAGGGAGTTAAGTTCAGCCAATGCTTCTATGTATTCTTTTTCATCTCTCCAATAATTATCCAATCGTTTACCAAACTCTTTAGCTGTTGTTGTAGCATTAATCCACAAACCATTCTGTAATGCAAACATTACTTCTTTACTTGATATAGCTTCTTTACTAAAACTATGTAGTTCTAAATCCATAGCTTTTTTCTTTCAGACAATGATAATTTTAAGGTTTAATGATTATGGTGTCTAATCATAGTCATTACAATTAAGAACCTTACAGCTATCTATACAGTGGCTACCCTATACCAAGTGATATAGAGTAACCAGACTATGGTTAGACACCTATAAAGTTCTTATTAGAATTATATCATAGATTACTTAATGAAAAACAATAGATAACATCTCTTATTGGTTCTAAACTCTTATTGTGCTATTCTTTGGATTTAAAAAGGAATAGATATGATAACTTCTACAAAATACTTTAATCCAAATGGCTGTGAAATATTAGATGAGAGAATATTTGAACCAAAGAACATCATTACTAGACTAAATACAGGTTTTATAGATTTTAATAGACCTAGATATAAATGGAGTAAAGAACTTTATAGAATGGCTATGAATAGATTTTGGACTCCTCAACAAGTTAATGTATCAACAGAAAAAAAGAATTATAGTTTATTATCACCAAATGAAAAAGAGATATATAAAAGAGTATTTAGCCAACTATCTTTTGATGATTCAATTCAAACTAACTTTTTAATAGATTTAGCACCTAAAGCTAATAATCAAATAGTTAGAGCAACTATAATTAAACAAGCTGAACAAGAGATAGTCCATTCGGACATGTATTCTTTTTTACTTGATAATGTAGGTAACTCAAATGAAATCTTTGATTTATATAAGACAGAACCAAGCATAGCTCTTAAGAACCAACGAATAGCAGATATGTATGCAAGATATATTAATGGTGAAACTCAAAAAGATTTTCTTATGTCTGCTATGTGTAGTGTGTGCCTTGAAGGTATTTTCTTTTTAACAGGATTTACATATATTTTTGTTATGGGAGATAAAATACAAGGTAGTAGTGATGGACTTAGTGAAATCGCTACAGACGAAATTGTTCTGCATCTGGTTATATTTGCAAATATAGTAAATACAATATATAGAGAGAACCGTTTTACTTTTTCTGTAAAAGATGAGATGCTTAATATGCTTATTGAGGCTTATGATATAGAAATGGAATATGCTAAATCATTAGAACCATATCCTATACTTGGACTTACTCCAGAATTGGTTCAAACCACTATAGAGAATTTTGTCAATGACAGAGCTAAAATATTACATCTTCCATTACCATTTCCAGAAAGACCAACTACTAGTTTACAAAAACTTATTAAAGATAGAATAGATGAAAGAAACAATGTTAAATCTAACTTTTTTGAAACTCAAGTAAAAACCTATTCTATTGGTTCAATAGATTTAGATGATTTCTAAAAATCATAACATAACATACTCTGATTCTAAGCGTTTAATAGGAGTTAGAGTATGAGTACAAAAAAGAAAAGGGCTTAGAATTGATTCTATGAAAGGAGTAGATTATGAAAGACTTTATTTTAGGGCTTATAGCATTGAAAGTATCTATGATTATCAGTATGGTATTATCAGTTATATTGTAGTTCTCCCTTTTTAGGGAGTTCTTTGTTTGGTTCTAAATAAGCTTTTTAGCTTCTTCTATCTTAGCTTCATAATAATCAGCTATTTGTTTAAATTCTTCTGTTAGTCTTTCATACTCTGTTTTAGTAGGAGAACCAGCTTCTAGCCATTTATTGTAAGTTTCTCTAACTATATCAGGTCTATATGTAGGTATATTTAAATTCATTTTCCCTACTATTCCATCTAGGTTTTCAGGTATTTCTCTTCTAATTGTTATCTTAGCTCTGGTTCTAGCTAGTCCATTCCATACTAAAGCGTTCCAAACATCAGTTTCAAGTATATCTTCTTCTATATCATCAAATGCTTCACCTATACAACCTCTAACACTCATATAACCATTTTTATATACTTTAGGTTTTTTAGCATTTTTAACAGCTTGTTCTATAGCTTGTTTGTTTGTCTCTTCTAATTGTGCAAAAGCATAATTTATAATATCTAATCTCAATTTATGGTCAAATTTAGCTATAAACCAAATAAGTGTTTTAAAATCTAATACCAATGTTGGTCGCTCTTTATTTTGTTTATCTTTATATTTAGCCCCCTCAAATTTGAGGTGGCTAAGACTATCTTCATCAAGTGTAGAAATCATAGAATTAAAATCTCTAACTAAATTATAATTCTCTTTCCCATATTGGTCAGCTACATCTTTTAATGTCATTGTAAATCCTGCATTTTGCAAGAAACTCTCTGTTGGTGTTAATTCAATTAAATCTTTCATAGATTTATCCTTTAATTAAAGTATGAACAATAATATAAAAAGTGAGTAATTAATGAAGATTTGAAGATAGGTGTTCAAGCTACTCTCTAATCTTACAAAACAATAAGTTTACTCAATGGTATTCATCTCTGAATACCTAGAAAGTGGCTTGAACACCATTCAGTAAACTTGTAACAACTTCAATAAGTCCATTGGCAGAAAGACTCGCCAAAGAAAACTTCCAATAGACTTATTGAAATTGTCTATAAAATTATATCATATAAATCTTTTAACCCCCAAATGGGAGTTCTTTGTTTGGTTCTAAATAAGTAGATTTTCATCTACATATTTTATAGCAGCTTTAGAAAATCTTTCTCTTAACTCATCAGCTTCTTCTGGTTTAGGTTTACCATCTTGAATATATTGATACACTAAGTCATTAATAAACTTTAAATCAAATGTAGGTAATCCATAGCTGGTTCTGGAAGCCATAACATACTTAGCTATTTCATTATCTGTATCTATATCTCTTTTAATTGTAATTTTAGGCATTGTTTTCACATAACCATAGTGAACCAACATATCCCATGCTTCATTCTCTTTTATAGTTTCTATACCTTGTTCTCTTAGCTCTACCAAACACCCTTTTAAGCTCATGAACCCATTAGCATATACTTTAGGCTTCTTAGCTTCTCTTATTGCTTTAGCTTTTTCTTCTTTAAATTCAAGTCTTAAAGCATCTTCTCTAATCTTTTGAATTTCATCTCTCATAGTAAAAAATTGGTTTACAAGTTCTTCTTTAAATTTTTCAGTAATTTCATTATTTGGCAATAATGTTAAAAGCAAAGTACAAGATTTTTCATCAAATTTCATTTCAGAATAATTTAAGTCTTCTGACAAATCGTATGGATAACTTAATCCATTCTTAATTAACATATTTATCTTTCGTTTAACTATTTTTTTTATAGCTTGTTCTCCAAGTTCAGAGAATTTAATAATAGTATTTAATGATACAACAGCTTGTGTATTTTCAATAGTAATAAGATTTTGCACCTTTATTCCTTTAAAAGTAATAGGACAATAATAAGTAAAGGTTGATGATTGAGAGTCCAATTCAAACATCTAAATTAATACCTTTAGTAGAAGTCCTTACCGAGTGATAAGAACTTTCTATATTTGGAATTGGACTCCCACTAAAAGTATTAATAAAATTATATCATATAAATCTTTTAACCC